CTTACTGCCACGCAGAATTACTGACAAATTATTTATTGGTCAAACAACACAAGAAGGCGAATATAAGGATTACAAGCTGTTTGTAGATGGTAATGTAGTGGCAGACGATTTGTTTTTAAAAAATTATGAAAGTATTAAAGACATTCCAGTAGGAAGACTGCTTATTGATTTAATGGCAAGAGTAGAGAGGCAGTCTATCGAAATTCAACACCTTAAAGATAAGGCTACTAACCAGCATATTTATATAAAAACTAAAATTAATGAATAGTTTAACCAAATATTTGGTCGAAGGATTAATTGGAGAAATCAGCACAGGAATCAAAGTAATGCTTCCAGGAGGATTTAAGCCACCACACGAAGGACATCTTACACTTGCTACGGGCTATGCAAACATGCCAAATGTAAGCGAGGTAATTATTTTAATTACTCCAAAAGAACGAAATGGCATAACAGTACAAGACGCTAAGCAGGTATGGAACATCCTACTAACAGGAGTTAGTAATGTGCGTGTAGAAGAGACAAAGTATCCAAGTCCGTTAACAGCTGCTTACGAGTATGTTAAAAACGATGCTCAAAATGGAGAAACTATAGCGTTAGGAGCTAGCAGTAAGGGAGATGATTATGCTCGTGTTCAAGATTTTGTAAATGGACATCAAGAGGGTGGAAAGTACTATAAAAGCGGGGTATCTGTTGTTGAGTTGCCATTTGAAAGCTCTAAACCACTACTATACAAGGAACGCACAGATGACAAAAACGGACAACCAATAAGTGCCTCACAGCTACGAGCTGACTTAGCAGCAGGTGATTTAAAAAACTTTAAAACAAACTATCCTAGTATTAAATCAAATTCTCAAATTCAATCAATATATAATATTTTAAAAAAAAACAGTCAAACACTAACCGAAGGCCAGATTGATCAATTTGTTCAAAAGCTTAGGGTAGGCTTCAAGTCACTACTGGCGTCTGTTTCAAAAGAAGGGATTGAAACTAAAAAAGCATTTCAATTAATTGCACTATCAGCAATGGGACGTAAAACTCTCACACAAAAAGAAAAAAAGCAGGTAGGCAATCAAATGAAAGAAACCTTAAAATCTATTGGCCTAATAGCAGCAACAATGCTTCCTGGCGGCATGATATATTTTATACTTGTTAGGCTTCTAAAGCTAGAAAATTATATACTTCCAAAATCATTTGCAGGAAAAAACGCAGCATCTGTAGCAATGGTTGCTGAGCGTACACTACTAAAAGAGGGAGGCGCAGCTGGTCACATGGCTCATCCATATGAAGACACAGACTTAACCTTTGACGATATTGAAAACTTGATTGATTCAGCTCTTACTGGCGAATTAGAATATGCTCAGGAAAAGTTAGACGGACAAAATTTAATGATAACCTACAAGGACGGAAAAGTACTTTCAGCTAGAAACAAAGGACAGCTAAAAAATGCAGCAGAAAAAGCAATGTCTAAAGCCAATATGGAAGCTTCTATGCAGCATCTTCCTGATAATGTTAAGAACTCGTTTTTAGATGCAATGGGGGATATGGAAGCTGCAATAAACAAACTAACACCAGCAGAAAAGGAAGACTACTTTGGCAATGGTACAAAGTTTGTTAACATGGAAATCCTGCATCCAGCAAGTCAAAACGTTGCAGCTTACGGAGTAACAGAGCTAAGAATGCATAATATTCAAGAATATGATACTGATGGCAACGTCATTAATTCAGATGCTACAGCACCTGCAAAGCTACAAGCGGCACTTCAGCAAGTAGAAGCAACAGAGCAGAGTACATATGAGATTAAGTCCACTGATATGATTAATCTCAAAAAGACATCTGATTATGAAAAACAAAAAAGTCAGCTTATTAATGACCTAAACAACCTTCGTGCAAAATACAACCTTAGTAAGACAACTAAGTTAGGTGTATATTTTCAAAATGCATGGAGCACCTACGTTAAGGATGCAGCTAAGCAGTACCAATACGACATTCCACCTGATGTACTACAAAATATTATAAACCGTTGGGCTTTTGGATCGAAAACGCCTGATCTACGACAGCTAAGAACCACTATCAATAATCCTAAATTCCAACAATGGTTCATTGAGACAGACAAAGGACCTACCGTACGCGATCAAAAGAAAACCATTACAGAGCCTGTAGAAGACATTTTTCTCAAGTTAGGAGTGTTTGTTTTACAAAGCTTGGAGGGATTAGTCGCTATTAACCCTAACGAGTCCATTGCTAAAATGAAAGGTGAATTAGCAAACGCAATCGAATCTATTAAGCAGAGCGCATCTAATAGCGACATGTCTGATGACGATACTTCTATGAAATTTTTAAGATATCAACTTAAAAGATTAGAAAAGATTGGAGGATTTAATGCAATCCTTCCAACAGAGGGTATTGTATTTAAGTATAAAGAAAAGCTATATAAACTAACTGGAGCATTTGCTCCACTTAATCAAATAATTGGGTATATTAAATTTGGAAGAAAATAACTATGAAATCAACAAGACTAAAAAGCCTCTTAGAAAAAAAAGAAGCAATTGCATCTTCTAGTGCAACAAACATCACATTACACTACGATCCTCAATTTACCGAAATTGGAGAAGAAGGCAAACCAGAATTCAGCTTTACAATTAGCATGTCATCAGTAGGCGGTAAAGAATATTTTAGAACTGTGGCAAGCAAGGAAGAAGAAGAAAAGTTAGCAGAAGCAGTACGATTGGAGTTCCGTAGAACTTTACGAAAATTTGATAGCAGAGTTACAGAATTATTACAAAAATATAACATAAACGCACGATGAAAAGATTTCAAGTTACAAGAAACAAGTTTATAGAACGCAAAGAGGGGGACGTTTGGGAGGAGAATGGAACTACCTGGACTATTAAAAATGGAATAAAGCGTACGGTTACTAAAATGGATGCTGCACGAAAAAAGATACTAATGCCACTATGCTGTCCAGATTGTGAAAAGTCTATGAAATCTCAATTAGATAAAAAGTTTTGGGTTATCAATCAAACGTGTTTTGATTGCTTAGTGTGGCAAGAGCATGAAATTAGAACAGCAGGTAAATGGGAAGAGTATCAGCAGGCTAAGGTGAGCTCAAACGCAAAATCTTTTTTAAAAGAGGTCAAACAGGGGTTACACGATTACGCTACAAGCACCATGAGCACTAGCCAAGTTACCGAGAATGGTCGTATAGAAAAATGGCAAGATCCAAATAAAAAAGTTATTGAAGAATATATTGATAAAGAAATTAATTCCTTAGAGGAGAAAGTAAACAGATATATCAACAATAAAAAAAATGAATGAAGAATCTAAAGGATTGTGGCATAACATTCGCGCAAAACGGGCAAGAGGAGAAGCACCAGCCCGTAAAGGATCTAAAGCACACAAGCAAGCTGTAGCAGCAGGTAAGAAAATTAATGCAGAAGAGATTAAATGCGAGATCACAATTACAAACGCAGAAGCACTTGCTTTACTAGAATATATTAGAGCTAGCAAAAACAAACTCACCGAAGCTGAATATCAAGGACGAAGTGTTAAGTTGGGTAAACCAATGCAAGGAGATGTTAAAAAATTTAAAGTATACGTAAAGAACCCGGCAGGCAATGTTGTAAAGGTTAATTTTGGACAAAAGGGTATGAGTATTAAAAAAAACAACCCAGAACGACGTAAATCTTTTCGAGCTCGCCACAACTGTGACAATCCAGGTCCAAGAAATAAAGCAAGATATTGGTCTTGCCGAAAATGGTAATATTTATAACAAATACAATACATGTCAATAAGAGAAACAGATACCGCATATAATACTACAAAACCAATGTACCTACAGCAGATTGTCTCTAAAAAAGGTGGAGCTGATGCAGCTATTGGCGGTGGAGCGGAAGACGGAGATCCTACAGACGATATTGTGGCAGGACAATCAGCACCAATTCCAGTTACTCAGTTAAAACCAGCCCAAACAGAAATCATAAAAGAAAAAGCGTTTGGAATGGCAATTGCGATGTTAAATAAAGGAAAGTGGAATGGATTAGAGTTAGGTGCCATTGTATCTAACGATAACTATATTATGGATGGACACCACCGGTGGGCTGCAGTGTCATTAATAGATCCAAAGGCAAAAGTACAAGTAACAGCAATAGACTTACCAGGCGGACCACTTGTATCTGTGCTAAACGTAGTTACTGTTGGAAAGTTAGGAATAACAACAGGAAATAGAGGCAAGGGGAGTGTAGCGGATTTTACTGGTAATAAGCTTTTGAGCGTTATAGATAGTGCACTTGCTAAAGGAATTGAAGGAGAATTTCCAATAAAACCTGAACAAGTTAGAGATGCACTAAGTAACATGCCCGGAGCAAAAGGAAGTGCAGAGGAAGGTAAGCGTATCATGATGAGCAATGCAGATGCATTACCAAAAAAAATAATGCCCAATGCACCACCGCGATTACAAATGCCTGTAATTGATAGCAAAAAAATAGATATGGTAAAAAAAATGCTAGAAAAAGGGTTAGTTGATATTAATCGTCCGTATGCTTTAAAAGTTAAAAAGTCTTTTAATTTAAAAGAGCAAGTAACCTTGTGTCAACATTGGATGAGGACTAGACAAGCTCTTAAAGAATTAAAGTTTACTTCTGCAGGTGTCCCGCAACTGCTTCAGTTAGTATATGATGATTACGAAAGACTATTACCACAATTAGATTTTAAAGATTTCAAACAGTTTTTATATTATATTAAACACGGCGATCAGGAAGAGCATAGAGCTATAGTAGATAAACTAAAAGCACTCAATATACCTGGAGCCACACAACTAATAAGCGAAATGAAAAAAACAACAAAAACAAGACTTGAAGAAGAGTTAGTACGTCGTTTGATACGTAAACATTTACTTGAAAATGAAGTAGAAGAGGATAAACCAGAAGAAAATAGTCCAGAACCTGAGGCAGAGGATGAGCCTACATTTGATCCTGAGTTGGCTGACATAACAGACCTTTATATAAAAAAGTTGAAAAATGCCAAAGCATCAGTTGAGCAGGGTGATGTGGTTGAAATTATTGGCAGTCTGCTTGATAGTTTTGGATATGGAAACCAAGATAAATTAATCATACTTCAAGGAGCAAAACAATTATCAGTACGATGAATAAACTAGACAAACTTATAGAAAACGCAATAAAAGCAACCGCTACAACTAGACCATTGTTAGAATCAAAAAGTCAGCAGATTATTCGTAGACTAAGAGAAGACACAGCTTATCAAGAATTTTTCAAGAAGGCTTTAGAGAAATATGGAGTAAACTCTCCATCTGACTTTGACTCAGACGAAAAAAAGAAAGAGTTTTTCAACTACATAGATAAGAATTATTCTGCAACTACGGAAGGCAATTTAGATGAGTACTCTAAACCTCGAGGATATAGTGCCAATTTTAAAAAAGGTATTGAGCAGTTTAAGTCTGTCATGCAAACTTTTTTTCAAAAATTAAAACTAGCACCTCGGGACGTGCAGAGAGATTTTGCTCAATTATATGGGCTTGTAATCGGAACAAACAACCAGCTAGGAACACCTCAGGTAGTTAATATTGTTAAAAAAATAAAACCAATATTGAAGCAATCAGGATTTAAAGTAGAACTAAATGATCACGAATTGACTCTTTTACTTATACGAACAATGAGGGATACTAAAAACTTAGCAACTAAAGTACCAGCATCCGTATTAGCAGAAGCTTATTTTCCAACCGATGGCAGCGATGAGCCAAGTTTGAGAGATGCTAAAAAAGCATTAGCTAATTTTTTTAGTAATATAACGCAAAATACAAATAGCCCAATCTTCCGAGGAAAGTTAGATACAAAGCAATTGGACATCTTATATGATCTTATTGATGACTATGCTCATGAGTATGCTCGAAGTTATGCGGATAACATGGACATGGAACGAAACACATTTTAAGATGAAATTAGAAGTTACAAAAACAAATTTAATCCTAATCATAGTTGTTACGCTCCTAGTTGGTTACATTCTTATTATACGTAACTTTTCAAAGCCTGTAATAGAGGATAAACTAAAGTATCAGTATATGCGTCAAGTTGACAGTCTTAACACAGTACTACTTGAATATAAAAATAAGCAACTTGAACTAGATACCAATATTAATAATTACCAACTAGACATAAAACGGTTAGATTCTAGAATAGACTCAGCCAGCAATAGGTTAATTGAAACAAGAAACTACTATGATAAAAAAATTAAAAGTGTTAGTCGTTACACTACTACTGAGCTTGACAGCTTTTTCTCAAAAAGATACAAATAACGAATCCCAAGTTTGTATGCCAACAAGCGTAGCACGTCTTGTAGCTCAAGACCTGTTTCGTTTAGACTCCCTAACAGAGGAGCACAAAGCTGCTTTATTTATAATATACAATACACAAAAAAAAGTTGAAAGCTTGGATAGCATAATTAGTGGTAAAAATAATAAAATTGAACTGTACAAAGAGGAATTACTAATTAATGATCAGAAACTAAAGCTGTCATCTAGCCGCATTATTGAGTTGGAAGAGAACATAACAACCTTACAAAGAAAAAATCAAAACAGTCAAGGATGGATTAAGACACTAGGAGGGGGTCTTATTTCAACTGCAACAATTTTATTAACGCTTTTGTTAATCAAATAACATGAGCAACCCAACATTAAAAGATTTAATAAAAGTTGAATATTTGCGTTGTGCTCAAGATCCAATATACTTTTTAAAAAAATATTGCTTAATACAACATCCTACAAAAGGCAAAATTCTATTCAAATTATATCCATACCAAGAGGAACTTGTAAACCACGCTCAAGAAAATGATCGTGTTGTTATATTAAAGTCTCGTCAGCTAGGAATATCAACTTTATCTGCAGGATACTCGCTGTGGATGATGCTATTTCATACCGATAAAAACATACTCGTTGTAGCAATTGACCAAAACACATCTAAAAACCTTGTAACAAAGGTTAATGTAATGTTTGAAAACTTGCCAAGTTGGTTGAAGATGAAAACAACAGAAAAAAATAAGCTGTCGTTGAGGTTGTCAAACGGATCGCAAATTAAAGCAGTAGCAAGTTCTGGAACATCTGGACGATCAGAGGCGTTATCGCTAGTAATTATAGATGAGGCTGCGTTTGTTGATAACGCAGAGGAGTTGTGGGCATCACTACAACAAACACTATCCACTGGAGGTAAGGGTATTATCCTAAGTACTCCTAACGGAACTGGCAACTTTTTTCACAAAATATGGGTGGCATCAGAAGAGGGAAGAAATCAATTTTTTACAAAACGACTACCTTGGCAAGTACATCCTGAAAGAACGCAGGAATGGAGAGATAGACAAGACGTTGAGTTAGGTTTGCGTTTAGCAGCACAAGAGTGTGATTGCGACTTTAGTACTTCTGGTAATACCGTTGTTCATCCAGAGCTACTTACATTTTATCGAGAAACCTTTATGCAAGAGCCTGTAGAAAAACGCGGCTATGATGGTAACTTGTGGATATGGGAATCACCCAATTACTCTCGTAATTACATTGTTGTGGCAGACGTTGCAAGGGGGGATGCTACAGACTTTTCTGCTTTTCATGTTATAGATGTAGAAGATGCAACACAGGTAGCAGAATATAAAGGCCAGCTTAGTACTAAAGATTATGGTAACATGCTGGTATCAGTAGCAACAGAATATAACGATGCGCTTTTAGTTGTTGAAAACGCTAACATCGGATGGGCAACTATTCAACAAGTAGTGGAGAGGGGTTACAAAAACCTATACTACACTCCAAAAGACATGGGACTTGACACAGAGCGATATCTTGCACGAGCAACAGACCTGCAATTGACAAAAGACCAAGTAGCAGGATTTACAATGTCACACAAAGTAAGACCGCTACTTATTAGCAAAATGGAGTTGTTTATCCGCGAAAAAGGTTGTATAATAAGAAGTCGTAGGTTGCTTGATGAGCTAGCTGTTTTTATCTGGAAACATGCAAGAGCGGAAGCTCAAACAGGATACAACGACGATTTAGTAATGAGTTGGTGTATGGGATTGTGGGTAAGAGACACAGCTCTAAGACTAAGACAGCAAGGAATTGAATTGACAAAAACAACACTAAACCACATGCGATCTACGGGAGTTTATAAACCCGATCACAGCAAGCAAGATGCTTGGAGGATGAACATCAACGGTCAACAAGAAGACATTTCTTGGTTAATTTGACCTATTTATTAAAAACACATTTACATGGCTGAAAACATAAAACCTAATCTATTTCAACGACTACAACGACTGTTTAGCACTGATGTTATTATTCGTAATATTGGTGGAAACCAACTTAAAGTAATTGACACAGATAATATACAATCAGTAGGCAATTTACAAAACAATAGTCGTGTTGATAGATTTAGTAGACTATATGGAACTGGCATATCTAATGCATACAACAATGGTCAATTATTACAATCTACTAGAATGGAGGTTTTTCGTGACTACGAAGCAATGGACTCCGATAGTATTATATCGTCAGCATTAGACATTTACGCAGATGAATGCACAGCAAAAGACGAGTTTGATGATACTTTGACTATTGTAACTTCAAATGAAAAAATACATAAAGTACTACATAATTTATTTTATGATATTTTAAATATTGAATTTAATTTATGGCCTTGGATAAGAAGCACATTAAAATACGGTGACTTTTTCCTACACCTCAATATCACTGAAAAGTTTGGTGTAACAAATGCAGAGCCAATCTCAGTATATGAAATAATCCGAGAAGAAGGAGCAAATCCAGAAAACCCAAACGAAGTAGTATTTAGACGAGATACTGCAGCAGGCATCGTAACCTCTTCAACTTTTTATCGCAGAGATCTAGACACAGAAGAATATCAAAATTACGAAATAGCTCACTTTAGACTACTTACCGATACTAATTTTTTACCTTACGGACGCTCATTAATAGAGCCAGCAAGGAAGGTGTGGAAGCAATTAACCTTAATGGAAGATGCTATGTTGATTCATAGAATCATGCGAGCGCCCGACAAAAGAATTTTTAAAATAGACATAGGTAATATTCCACCACATGAGGTGGATACTTTTATGGAATCTACCATTAATAAGATGAAAAAGATTCCATTTATGGATGAAGCCACTGGCCAATACAATCTTAAATACAACATGCAAAACATTCTAGAAGATTTTTATCTTCCTGTTCGTGGAGCAGAGAGTGGCACAACAATAGAAACAACTCCAGGCTTACAACACGATGCAATTCCTGATATTGAATATCTAAAAAATAGAATGTTAGGATCATTAAAAATTCCAAAAGCATATTTAGGATATGAAGAAGATACCTCAGGAAAGTCAACCCTATCCTCTCAAGATTTTCGTTTTGCTAAAACCGTAGAACGCATTCAAAAGATTATTGTATCCGAATTAACAAAGATTGCAATAGTGCACCTATATGCACAAGGATTTAAAGATGAGGATATTGTAGATTTTTCATTAAAACTTACACCACCAAATACAATATACGAAAGAGAAAAAGTTGAATTGTGGACATCAAAGGCAACACTTGCTCAAACTTTAATTGAACAAAGATTGTTTAGTAAGTACTGGTGTTACGAGAATTTATTTAACATTCAAGAAGAGGATTGGATGAGGGAGCAAGACAGCATTGCTAAAGGTGAAAAAGAGTTTTTCCGTTTAGAGCAAATAAAAACAGAAGGAAACGACCCAGCCAAATCCGGTCAATCATTTGGAACTCCTCACGATATTGCTTCCCTATACAAGGGAGATGAGGGAGTTCCTAAAGGATATGATGAAACAGAAGTACCTGAGGGTGGTTGGCCAGGAGCAGGACGTCCAGAAGAACCTGGAACATATATGACACACGATCATCCTATGGGATATGACCCATGGGGCAGAAAAGCATTTAAAGCCACAAGAAATTTGTCTGAATCAAAATCAAATACTGGCAATGGAGGTTTAGTTAAACACAAAGAATTATTAGATTCTTTTAACAAAAACAAAGCGCTAAGCCAGACCTTTGATGAAGAAAAACCAGAAGGATTGTCGTTACTTAGTGAGGAAAACATACTAGACGAGTAATATAACAAAATAGTGACATACTTATTACTAGAGAAATATATGAAAAAATCAACACATTCCAAGTTAAAAAATACTGGAATACTTTTTGAATTGCTAACCAGGCAGATAACAGCAGATACTATGGTAGGTGTTGTAGACTCACCTGCACTCAAAATTGTTAAAGAATTTTTTGGACCTAAAAAAGCTTTAGCAAAAGAGTTGTTATTATACCAAACACTTCTTAATGAGTGTTTTAAAGTAGAGGCAAAAGCAGACATGCTTGTAAGTACGACCATAAAAATGCGTAGACAATTAAGCCAAAAAACACTACAAGAAAGCAAGTATCAGCTAATCAAGGAGATTAAAAATCACTACAATTTACAAGACTTTTTTAAAGCAACAATTCCGGAATATAAACTACACGCAGCTATTTACAGGCTCTTTGAAGGAGCTGGAATAACCCAGGCTGCTGAACTAGTAAAAAGCCGTATCACAGTTACTGAGCACATTACCCGCAAAAAACAAGCAGCAAATGAGCGAGATGAGGTTCAAATGTATTTAAGAGAATCAGAAGACATAAGATTGCTTGCATATAAATTAATGTTAGAAAAATTTAATGACAAATATTCTGTATTATCTGCTGGTCAGCGAAAAATACTAAAAGAATATATTAACAATATATCAAACACTAACGAGCTTCGTACCTTTATTATAAGTGAAAGCAAGACACTTAAAGAGACTTTGACTAAAAAAGCCAACAAAACAGCTGATAAAATTACAGCAATTAAACTAACAGAAGTAGCTCATTTACTAGATCGAACGCAAACAATTAAGCGAGCAAAAGAAGAGCACGTACACGCATTGCTTTTGTATCACGAACTGTTAAAAGAACTATGAAAAAAATAGAAAAAAACGAACTTCGTGAGTTTGTAAAAGCACAACTTAAAAAGATGCGCGAAGGTAGTACTACAGCAAACATAGCCGTATATAGCACGCCTAAGGCTTTCGTAGGTGATGAGACTGCTGACGAGCCTACCTCTTTCAATGTTGAAGATGAGCAGTATGCTTACTCAATAAAAGCACCAAAAGAAAGAAAAAACTCAATTAAACTTCACGAACTATCCTACAAAGGATTCAAAGAGGACTCAACTAGATCAAATACTCAAAAAATAAATTTAAACATCCTAGAAGTTGCCAAAAACTTAGGAAGTCTATCACGCATGCTTGATCATAGTATAAAATTAAAAACTGAACAAAAACTTAATAGTAATATTCATTGGAAAAGAACCAACGAAGCGTTATCAAAGATACATAATCGCATTACGCAAATAGCAGAAAAAGCAAATAGCTTATATAATCTTAACGAAGCAACAGCTAACACTGTTAAAACTAAGCTTGTAGACTACTTCAACAAAGTAGGAATTACAATCCGTCCCGAAGACCTTGAGTATAATCAAGCAGGAACGGATCATTTTGAGTTTGATGTTATGTTATTAGGTGAACCACAAGCTATTGATTACAATAGAGGTATGTTAATTTACCAAGGATATGACAAAGAGCAACCGTTAGGAAACCTTGATCAAGAATCTGAAGTTATTGCAAACCTAACTAAAATTTTTAAACCATGAAACAAGTAATTGTAGATTACATTGGATCAATTGAGATATCACCGGCACAAATACACGAATCGCTAGCCAACAACAACGGTAAGCTAATTGTGTCTGGAATTATGCAACGTGGAAGCACAGGCAATCAGCGAAACTTTAACCAAAATGGAAGAAGCTATCCTTTGCCTATCTTAAAAAGAGAGTCCGAAAAATATAAACAAACGTTTATTAAAGAACGAAGAGCTTTAGGAGAGTTAGATCATCCTGAATCTCAAGTAGTAAATCTTGCTAACGTTTCTCATAATGTAGTGGACCTATGGTGGCAAGGAAGCGACTTAATGGGCAAAATTGAAATATTATCAACACCTTCCGGAAACATTGCAAAGGAGCTATTAAAGTCGGGAATTAGACTTGGCATTAGTTCTAGAGGAATGGGATCTGTAAAAGAGCTTGGTGAAGGAAAAGTTGAAGTAGAGGGTGATTTTGAAATTGTTTGTTGGGATTTAGTTAGCAATCCATCAACTCAAGGAGCATTTATGTCACCATCGCTAAACGAGAATGCAAAACTAGAAAGCACTAGCCACAGCAGAATAAACACCCTTATTAATGAGATTATAACAGTAATGCAATGAAAAAAGTAATTCAACAACTTAAAGAAGTAATGAACGGCGAAGGTCGCAAATTACACCTCAGAGAAAAAGCTCAAAGGTTAGAAGAAATAAAAAACTATCAAAGTTTAGGAGAAATTATATACAGAAGCGAAGGCTTGAAAGAAGCTGCAGCTAAAATCTCCAAGATTGTTGAAGAAGCCGAAAACATCGTGCTGCAAGAAACTGAAGAGTGGTTTGATGAAGTTACAATTAAACGTAATATGAAAGAGCTTAATTCTAAAAACGCAGAGTTTAGTAAAACTGTTAGCGAAATAACAAAGCTTCAACAGCGATTAGAGTCTTTATACGAAGAAATGGGCAACGGATTATCTCGATACTATGAAATTGGTAACTGACAAAGAAACAACTATAAAAATACTTGCTGAGATATTGAGTGAGTACCATATAGTCACAGAAGCAAACCCCTTTGCAGCAGCTGAGGAAAAAGAGGCAGGTGGCTCTGAAGAACCGGCTGCAGATGCTGAAGCCAGCGGCGGAGAAAAAAAAGACGATAAAAAGGAAACACAACCACCCAAGCCTGCAGGCATCATGGTCAATTTTAATATATCATCTGTTAAAAAATACAATGATGTATTATTTAGATCAAATAGAGGTGAAGTAAAGGCTATTACTAAAAACGGGCTACAAGTGGCTGTAGATAATGACCAAACAATACAAGTGAACTTTCAAGATATTACAAATGAATAAAACACAAATCAGCTTATCTGAATTAGCACACAGGATTGTACTAGAAAAGAAATTTGACAGAATGGTTGCTGAGATTGAGGCTATGATGAAAGCTACAACTCAAATATTAAACGAAAATATACCAAGTGGTATTGATCAATCAATTCTACAAGTAAGTAAGAAATTAGACGCAGCTGGAGAGAATGTTGAGAACGAAGATGTGCAAGCAGCACTACTAATTGCAGCTATAAAAAAAGGTGGAGATCCTTCTAAAGTAACACCTGAGGAGGTTGAGTCCTTAATGCCAACTGTTCAAGAAAAGCGTCAGAAACTAAACGAAAGTGGTGCAGCACTCCAAATAGTAGAAGCAATATCAATAGTATTGGGTAATGCAGCACTCATAGAAGCTATATGTAAGATAATTATAAAAGTTACTGGCAAAGCTACAGATCCTAGTAAGTTTACTCAAAAAATGAGAGACATATCTGTAAAAATTAAACAAGTAGCAGGCTGGCCTATGAAAAAATTGGGACAAGCTATTGAATGGATTATAGCAAAAATAGGTGGCAATAAAGAAGCTCAAAAAATTGGAAAATACTCTATAAAACTAACTATAGTACTTGTGTTATTTGGAATTGGAGCGTTGTTTTTTCCAATTGGAGGTGCAACTATTTTTGGAATTATAATATCTGTAACAGCTATGATTGGCAAGGGGTTTGAAATTGTAGAATTAACAAAGGAGCTAATTGCAGCCATAAAAACCGCAGCAGCAGACGCAAAGGGAGGAAATACAGCTCCAGCACTGGCATAAACACACAAACATATAGTTTTTTTATAAAAAACCTATCTTAAAAGTAAGTTTTTGCTTTTTTAGATACTACATATAATTAAATACGCTATTCCCGATATGGCGTCCTAAAACAAATTAATCCCAATTGCAGTTTACAATAACTGTAGGACGACTAAAAAATCAAAAAGTGAACAAATTACTTAAAGATGCAATCGCAGATGCAAAAGCTGTTAGAGAAACAGCAATGGCAAACGCAAAAATCGCTTTGGAAGAAGCATTTGCTCCAAAGATTCAATCCATGCTATCTCACAAAATAAAAGAAGAGATGGAAGGAGAAGAATTAGAGGCAGAAGAAGAAGAGTTAGCCGCTGAAAACTACAGTATGTTTGAAGATGAAGAAATTTCATTAGAAGAGCCAGTAGAAGATGAGGAAGAAACAATCGCCACAGAAGGTCATGAAGATGAAGAATACTCAGACGATCGTGGATTAGAATCAGAACCAGCAGACGATGATCAAATTTCAGACGAAGAGTTAGAAGAAATTCTTCGTGAATTAGATTCTGAAGAGGGTGACGAAGAAGAAGAGCTAATGGCAACAGAAGGCGAAGAGTACGAAGAAGAGGAGGAGGAAGTAACGACTACCGAAGCTCGTCGTAAGAAGAAAAAAATGATGGAAAACGAAGAAGAGGGAGAAGAAGAAGAAGAAGTCTCTATCGAAGAAATCATTCGTGCATTACGTGAAGAAGACGAAGAAGAAGCTCCAGAGGCTGAAGAAAAAGCTGAAGAAGAATTAGAAGAGGCTTATAAAGTTATCAAGTTTTTACGTGCTAAATTAAACGAAGTAAACTTGTTAAATGCTAAGTTGCTTTTTGTTAATAAAATCTTCAAAAAAGCCAATCTTACTGAATCTAAAAAAATGAAAATTGTTGAGACTTTTGACAGAGTAAGATCAGTACGTGAAGCTAAATTAGTTTATGCTACACTATGTGAGTCATTATCTACATCAGTAGTAAAAAAACCTACTAAGTTAAATAAGACTAGCTTAAAAGAAAGCTTTGCTTCAAGAGCTAGCAAAGGAACTCGAGTAATCAATGAGAGCAATCAACTTGTTAATCGATTCAAAGAATTAGTTAATTATAATAAATAACCTTAAAAAAACAAAAACAAAATGAACTTGTTTGAAAACATGGGCCAAACTAACAGAGCAACTGAAATATTGCCGATTGTTAAAAAATGGTCAAGAACTGGACTTTTGGAAGGTTTAAATAAGCATGAAACTGCTACTATGGCAGTGCTTTTAGAAAACCAAGCCAAACAACTATTAAAAGAAGGATCTGCAACAACTGCAGGAACTGCTGGCTCAGGATATGAGCAATGGACAGGCGTAGCCCTTCCACTAATCCGTCGTGTATTTGCTGAAATTGCAGCTAAAGAATTTGTGAGCGTACAACCAATGAACTTACCTTCAGGTCTTGTATTTTACTTAGACTTTAAATACGCTAACGATAAAAACCCATTTGGATTTGGACCACAGGATCAAAACCAAACAGGCACACTGCAAGGTATAACCGACACTACTGGAAATCCGTCTGACGGTCTTTACGGTGCAGGTCGCTTTGGATATTCAATTCCATACGTAGCAGGTACTGCAGGATCTAGAACAACTGGATCTGTATCTAACTTAGACGTATTTTTTGACGGCAACTATACTGCGTCATTAACTCAATACGGTCGAGTGCCAATTCCAACATCATCTTTTACCGTTGGTACTTTTGACGCTGAAGCTGTACGTTCTTTCCGTTTATTTTCATCATCATTTGAATTAGACATTCTACCAGCGTTTACTAAGATTAATGGTGGAAACCTTGAATTTATTATTACAGGATCTGCCATAACAACTGCAACTTTCACTGCTAACGTATCTTACAGCTTACAGCCTAGTAACGATAGAAGAGGTGACTTTGAAGCTAAACCAGTTTCTGCTAATGACAGAAGCTTAGACACAGACTTGAACATCCCTAGCATTGAATTGCAAATGCGTTCTATTCCAGTAACAGCTAAGACTCGTAAATTAAAAGCAAGCTGGACACCAGAATTTGCTCAAGATCTTAACGCTTACCACTCAGTAGATGCTGAAGGTGAATTAACAGCAATGTTGTCTGAGTATGTATCTATGGAGATCGACTTAGAAATCTTAGATATGTTGATTACTTCTGCTGCAACAACTGATTATTGGTCAGCTAAAGTAGGTCAAGAGTTCAGTAGCACTTCTAACACGTTTGCTGCATCACAATTCACTGGTCAAGCGTATATCCAAGGTACTTGGTTTGCAACTTTAGGTACTAAAGTACAAAAAATCTCTAACCAGATTCACGCTAAGACCTTAAGAGGTGGTGCTAACTTCCTTGTTACTTCTCCTGCAATCTCAACTATTCTCGAATCAATCCCTGGATACGCTGCAGATACAGATGGTAACAAGCAAAAGTATGCAATGGGTGTACAAAAAGTAGGAGCTATTACAGGCCGATATGATGTATACAAGAACCCATACATGCAAGAAAATACTATCTTAATGGGCTTTAGAGGTTCTCAATTCTTGGAAACTGGTGCTGTATATGCTCCTTACGTTCCATTAATGTTGACTCCACTTGTGTACGATCCAAATAACTTTACTCCAAGGAGAGGAGTTATGACTCGATATGCTAAATTAGTAACTCGTCCGGAATTTTACGGAAAAATCAATGTTGCTGACTTAGGTGTTGTTTAATTAAACACAATCCTAGCTTAAAACTAACCCCTCCTAGTGAGGGGTTTTTTGTTTTCCTAAACTACTTATAGGAAACCAATACGTTATATATGACAGATTACAATCGATCAACAGAAGCTCAAGAGATTTTTAAATCAAAAAGAAAACCTAAAAATCCTATTAAATTTAATATACAACTCAACGAGGAACAAAAAATAGCAAAAGAACAAACCCTCAGCAACACAATAACAGCACTAAGAGGAAAAGCTGGCTCAGGGAAGTCACTACTAGCAGCAAATATAGCTCTAGATCTATTATTTAGAGGAGATGTTGAAAAGATTATAATCACAAGACCCACAGTGGTAGCTGGTCAAGATATAGGATTCTTACCAGGAGACATAAATCAAAAACTAGCGCCATTCACAGCTCCTGTATACGAAAACATGTACAGACTGTATAGCAAGGAAAAAATTGAAAAATGTGTAGAAACGGGGCAAATAGAAATTGTGCCAATTGCATTTATGAGAGGTCGCAACTTTACAAATTGTTTAGTAGTAGCAGATGAAGCTCAAAACCTAACAGACAGCCAAACTGAACTATTGCTTACTAGAATGTGTAGTGGTAGTAAGTTAGTTTTTTGTGGTGACAGCGCTCAAATTGATTTGAAAGACAAAAAAACTTCAGGATTTGAGTTTATGTGTAAGCACTTAAAGGATGTGCAAGGATTTAATGTAGTAAACTTGCAAAAAAATCACAGACACGAAATTGTTGAATCAATATTAGAAGTGTACAAAAACTACAGAAACTAGTAGCCAAACAATTTTACTAACTATTTATAGCTAAAAGCTATATATACCCATGAATATTCCTATTTGGCCTGGATCAAGCTCATTTACAACAGTTTCTGCTTCGTTTTACGGCGGTAGCAGTACAACAAGACCAACTCCGTTTGGGTATTATGATGGTGATTCTGTATTTAAAACAGAAGCCGATAAACTGGCAGACTACTGTGCTCGTAGCGTTGGCTATCCTATAATGGAAGTAGAGCTCCAGGATTTAAACTTTTGGGCTGCTTTGGAAGAGTCTACTACAAAGTTCACTACAATGGTAAATATGTACAATGCAAAAGATTATATTTTAACATTACAAGGAACTCCTAAAAATACAAATCTTAGTGGTCAAGAAATTCAAACGAATTTAGGACGCATTATTCAAATGGCTAAGTCATACGGAACAGAAGCAGGAAGTGGTGGTACAGTGGATTGGAAAAGAGGATCTATTGTAGCTAATGGAGTATCTCAGAGCTTTGACTTAAATGTTTTGTGGGCAAATGTCAGTGAGTCTGGAAAACGAATTGAAATTAAACGAGTATTCCATAACGAGGATCCAGCCATTGTGCGTTATTTTGATCCACAGACAGGGACAGGCCAAGGAACTCAAACAATGTTAGACGGTTTCAATTGGGGAAGCTACTCACCCGCTGTGTCATTCTTAGTAATGCCACTATATGCTGACCTCTTGCGAATGCAAGCAATTGAAATGAACGATCAAATCCGCAAATCGTCATTCACATTTGAAATACAAAACAATAAACTACAACTGTTTCCAATACCAAACGGAAATGTTAGAGTTTATTTTGACTATATTTTAGTAGATGACAGAAACGATCCAGTAACTGGCCCAACGGGATCAATAAGCGATCTTAGTAATGTACCTTATGATCGTATTCAGTTTAGTGATATTAACGATATTGGTGTTCAGTGGATTTATGAGTATTCGTTAGCCGTTAGCAAGGGCATGTTAGGACTAGTGCGTGGAAAATATACTACTATACCCATCCCCGGAGCCGATACAACACTAAATAGTGCTGATTTAATAGCACAAGCAGATGCAGCAAAGCTTCAACTAGTCACAGACTTAAAAGAATTATTGATGTCTATGGGCCGCATAACAACTATGCAAGACGAAGCATTAATTGGCACAGCACTACAACAGCAATTATCAAAAGTACCAAACAAAATATACATTAAGTAACATGGCACTATTTGGATCTTCCCGAGATTTCAGTTTTGTTAAAAAAATAAACAGCGAACTTCTAGAAGATGTTATTCAGCAGGAGGTTGATTACTATAAACTATATTTGCCTGAAGTAGTGAGCAAAGATTCAGTAAATTTATATGGAGAAGCTTCCTCACAAAAAACATACTACAATCCTGTTAGAGTGGCATGCTTAGTTGATCGCTCCACTGGATTAAACTCTCAAGCCGATGATCAATTTGGAATTGATGTGAACGGAATTTATACATTTAACTTTTTTAGACCAAAATTAGAAGATTTAAACCTTGTAATTCAAGGGGGTGACATTATAGAAGATCGTGGACGGTTTTTTGAAGTAGACAATCAAATAGAAATACAATACTTTTTAGGTAAAGATAGCGACTACGGTAAAAACGTAGGAGCTGGTTTTGGCAAAAATATAGCAATACAAGTAACTACACACTTAGCTAGAGCATCTAGATTACAAATAACTAAAGCTCGAATATAATGTACACAAAGAAGAAACTACCAGCTACTCAATATGAGTTGTCTAAGGGCGTACCAAATAAGGCTTTTGAAAGAAGCAATGATATTCGCCGTGATGACGATACATACAAGGATTTAACCATAGGCTTATATGATTTAGATCATTGTATTAAATGGTATTTTGATAACATTATTAAGCCAAAAGTAAACGATTTTGGACGTAACTTGGACGTGCCTGTAATATACGGAGCTCCAGAAAAATGGAAAAATATGCAAGCTGATGGGTATTTCCGCGATCGCGATGGAAAAATCCAAGCACCATTAATCTCATACAAAAGAGTTGCAGTTACTAAAAACCGGTTACTTGGAAACAAAGTCGACGCAAACTTCCCAGCACTCTATCAAACTCAAGAAATTAAATATACACAACAGAGCCGATATGATCAGTTTAGTAAACTTACAAATCTAACTCCGACTCGCGCATTCATTAACACTATAATTCCAGAATATGTTGACCTTACCTACGAAGTAATTATATGGACTGATTTTATAGAGCATATGAATAGCATTGTAGAGTCGGTGGTTTATTCGGAAGGATCTTACTGGGGAGAACCAGACAAGTTTAAATTTCGAGCAAAAATTGATGATTTCCAAAACACCACAGATTTACAAGTAGAAACTGATCGCATTATAAGAACTAGTTTTACTATTCAGTTATTTGGATATATTGTTCCAGATGCATTAATTAAAAATCTGAGCAAACACATTAGCAATAAAACGCTATCAGTACAGCAACTTAACACAGAGTTTAGAGTTGACGTAGGAAGTACAGCAATCCAAGACATAAACACAATAGCAGCAGGACCTAGTACTCAAACAAGTACAGCTCCAAACAACACAACTATTCAACAAGTATTAGCTCCAGCCTTATTAACTTACTTAAACGCTAATGTGGCTAAGTTGGCATCAACAGTCACTCCAACAAACACAGCAATATTTTCAGCAGCTGCTTTTTTAGCAGCACCCGCAGGACTTACAACAACTAACGCGTCAAGCTTCCAGTTTTTTATAAATGGCACACATGTAGAACCAGCAGCAATTACTAGTTTTGTAGACAATGGAGACAGCACATGTACCTTAGTAGTAAACACAGCTCAGCTAGGTTTTACATTAATATCAACAGACGAAATTGTCGCAGTAGGTAAATTTGCATAATGGCACAAATAAGAGGATTACAAATATTAGGAGGTATTGTACCAACGGCCAGCTTTGCGCATGTTGCTGCACTTGCTCTAAATGCCATTAACACTGGAAGTTTTCCATTCTCAGGTAGCGGACAAATTACTGGTAGTTTAGAAATAAGTGAAGGATTACTTGTGCAGTCTATTACAGGCTCGCAGGGGGTTATTAATCAACTGACAGCATCCTATGCTGTAACAGCTTCATATGCGTTTTCTGCATCATACGAAATTAATTACGAAACATCATCGTCATACGCAGACACAGCCTCCTTTGTACAAAATGCTCAAACAGCTTCATACGTACAAAATGCTCAAACAGCTTCATTTGTACGAAATGCACAAACAGCATCATATGTAACCTTAGCACAAACAGCATCATATGTAACCTTAGCACAAACAGCATCATATGTAACCTTAGCACAAACTGCTTCGTTTATAACAGGTTCAGTATTTACAAACACAAACCCCGCACTAAGTGCTTCCTTTGCTGTATCTGCATCAAGAGCTATAAGCTCAAGCTTTGCAACAACAGCTTCATTTGTTCAAACAGCACAAACTGCTAGTTACGTTTTAAATACTATAAGTTCGAGCTTTGCTTC